GGGACCAACTGCCAGTCGTCATCTTTGACATCGGCGGCAAAGTCCCCATCGAGCATTTGACTGCGCAACGGTTCGGGCAGCGCCTGCAACCGCGCCCCGTAATCGGTGAGCATCAAGTACGGATTGTCGGCCAGTGCTGCCGGTATGAACGTCCGAGACTTTGGCGTGATGCGCTCGCCCTGATGCATAAACGATTCCGGCCCGGTCTCGACGTCGCGGTCGTCAATGCGCGTGTACCATCGCAACTCACCGGGCTTTGCCGGGTTCGGGTGATCAGGCTTTAACCAAGCCCCCCAGTAATCGAGCACCCATCGCCCCTCTGCGGTCGTCGGCGGGTTGCCCGTGCCAACGACTCGGCAACGCTGGGCGGGGTCATCAGTTCGGTTCCACCCAATGAGCGCGCGGTACTGCGATTCCAGGAATTGGGGCAACTCGTCAAACGCTATCAGGTCGTGTGGGCGTCCAGCGTATTTTTCCCAATCGCGTCCGTACTGCACCGCGCCGAATTCAATAGCCCGTCCATCTGGAATATTCCGCCACCCTCGACCGTGGGCATACTGTGCACTAGTCTTGCTCAGGATTTCGCGGCTCGTTTCTATTAGGCCAGTAGCGCCGGTCAACTGCGCGTATTCCCTGCGAAATATGATAGATTTTGAATGTACTGTACTGCTCAGGCCCAGAAGTAGCTGGCTCTTTGCGCCACCCGCTTGTCCCCCATAGAATAGCTCATCCGCTTTGGATACCGTCGCTTGCCATTGCTTCCCTGGCAGCGGCGTCCACGGGATTCGTAGCGTCTCCCACATCGCTATCGTCGCCGCTTTGTGTGCTGCGACTCGCTGCGAGTTCGTCAACGAGGGCCACAAATCCACCAAGTCCAGCCACGCTTGGGCTAAGAGGTTTGTCATCGGTCATCACGTCCATCCTCTGTTTGCGCCCGCCTGTCTCTTTTGCAATGTCATCCAGGACCCCCCGGTAAGCGGCGACCTCGGCACTGTTGAAATCTTCATAGTCTACGAGTTGAGCAATGTCGCCGCTGCCAACACCCTTGACCTGGTCGAGCCACAGAAAGCCACCGAATAGGTCACGCTCCATCAACGCCGCCAACTGCTTGAGTTTCTTGACCCGGTTACCTTTTAGAGCAAGACCTTCTGATAGCGCCTCTTGTTCACCGGCGGCCACCATCGCTTTGATGTCGGCGGCGCGGGTTCTGCGATAATAGTCAACTTGCTGCTTTGACACAGAAAACGGCGGTACAAATGGTGCCGCCAGATCATTTATCTCGTCTGATTGCAATCCTTCGGCTATCCATCTCAGAACCGCCTCTTTTTGCGTCTTTTTTAGTCTCATGGTCAAAATCAGTCAAACTTTCTGACATTCTCGCCGTCGCTACCACATCCACCACCGCCACTTGCTGCCGTACTGTCATCAGTTGCGCCGCTTGCAATATCGCCGTCTCTGGCAGGTCGAGCGTCACGCGGATACCGCCATCGGCCAACGTCTGCACCTTTGCTATAGTAGCGTGAAACTCTATCTGGTCGGCCATTCGTCAATCCTCACTACCCCCCCCAGCCGGGGCGTGTCGGCCACACGCCCCGGCATCGAGAAAAGGAGGTTATGGATGTCATCTAACCACAGCCAGCGATTGGCATTATCGCGTCGCTACCCGCTTAAAAAGTCCCCCAGCGTTCTTGACAATCGAACCGACCAGGTTGGCAACAATACCCGCAAACATCGCAGCGGGTGCAATTTCGATGGGCAACAGGTCGGTGATCCCGTTGACGAGCAACGTCACGGCTAATGCAACAATGTAGGGAAGTAGGTACGCGACCACCTGCGTCTTGTAGAACTGGCCCACAGCCCTCCAGTCGAAGCGCCCCGACCGCAGGGCCGCGCCGATACCAAAAGCAATGTCAATAGCGCAGAGTCCGAGGATAATGAACAGACCGGCATTGACGCAAAAGTCGAGAATAGCTTGTAAGATTTGATCCATTTTGGTTTCTCCTTGTAATTGTGGGGATGATTCACTCTGTTGATCGAGCGCCGACGTTTTGAGCGGCGACGTGGGTGGTGTCTCAAGCGGTGACGTTGGCGGCGTTGGCGTCGGCAACGGAGATTCAGTGGGAAGTGGGGATTGCGTGGGGGTTGGCGTTGGCGATGTACAGGATGCCAACAGCGCAACGAGCAACACGATCATTAAAAAGCGTTTCATAGTATACCTCCTGTGTGACTGTAGTATACCAAATTTGGCGTTGTCTGTCAATAGCAAAAACGGCACAAGTTTTGACGCCTGCGCCGCTCTCGACAAACTGGCGGGGAGCGCACCACATGCTGCACCTCCCCGCCTCAAACCGCAGCACGCCTGACCAAACGACCGGGACTTGCCCAATTCGCAGGGCGTGCGCGAGGATGGCGTTGCCTGGCATTTGCTCCCACTCCCAAGTCACCGCAGGGTTACATACATTGCATGCCCTACCTCCGCCGCTGAATCAGCACGATCTCATAGTCAATCGAGTTGCTGGGGTATTTCTTCTCGTAAAGCCGCCGAAAGAACGACTTCCGCTCAACCTTCCTTTCGTGCAACTCGCCGAACAAGTCATACTGCGCGCCGCGATCCTCAACGAGCCAGGCGCGGATGACCTCTACCGTCTCGAATCCGCAAGCCTCGCCAAGCGCCTGCCACTGTCCGGGGAAGTCAACGATGGCCTTATTCCTCACGAATGCTTTCAAGACCCAGATAGCCACCCCGCCAGGGGCAAGGATTTGGTGGCATTGGGCCATTATGGTTTGGGCGGCTGCCCAGAAGGTGTCTCCTTTTTCTTGGCCGAGTTGGCCGGCCGACTGTCCGTAATTACGTGGATGAATTGGGCCACCTGCGCCAGTGTGTTCCATTTTATTTGATGGATTACTTAATGCCTCGGCATAGGGCGGACTCCCCACAACCGCCCCCGCTTTCATCGCCCCCAATTGGCCTGGACTATCCCCGTACTCAGCCGTCAACGTCTTGTCGTTGCGCCGCTTGGGGTCGCGGAAAAGGCCGCCGCGCTTGTCGGGGTCATCGCTGGCTAGGGTGTCAATGTGGGGGGGGGAGCCGACGACCATTGCACCTATCTGCCCCGGCGTCTCGCCGTAGTCATCCGTGATGAGCGCCTGTGAGTTTGGGCCTGGAGGGTTGTTTCCATCTCGCAGTTTGTCGGCGTCTATGCCGCCGCCGCCGTGGATACATCCAGGATAGACGGGAGAGGATACGACGGAGGCCGGGTCGCCGGGTGGCATTGCGCCGAGTTGGCCGGGCGTTTTGCCGTAATCCTCACAGGCAAACGTCTGGCCGTCTCTACCAGGCTGGCGTTCAAACATCGCCGCATCTGTGGGGCCACTGCGACCGTGCGCGGCATAGCTGCCGTGCGGTGGTGTAGCGCGGTATCCTTTCTTGTCATCCCCTGTGCAGTGCAGTGGTCGCGCATATTTTTCATTGGGTCGGCTCGTTTGTCTGTAATGCTTTCGGCATACGGCGGACTCGACACCAACCCCCCAGCCCTACCCAACACCTCCCCCAGCATCCGAGAATCGCCTTGCAAGAGCGTGGCGGTTCCCCACCTCGGCAGCGTCGAGTAGCGGCGATTCCATAGCGCGATGTTCTCACGGCCCAGGCCGACGAACTTTTCCTCAAGCTCCACGCCAACCCAGTGTAGGCCGTTTTGCATCGCGTGGAGAGCGCCCAGGGCGACGCCTCCGAACGGGTCAACTACACAAGCGCCGGGCGCGATATACCCTTGCTCGATTGCGTGGACGTAGATACGGCGGATAAGTGCGCGGCTGAATTTCGCAGGATGCGCGAACGATTCCAGAGTTATGATACCCGTCCAGCCTTGGCCGTGGCATTTGTGCCAGTTGGTTTGCTTCATCAAAACGCTACCCCCTCCTGTCTCGCCCTCTCCGCCCGCGCGACTTCAGTCTCCACCGACGGGTGAGGCTTGCCTGTCATTCGTTCCCACGCGGCAAACTCAGCATCGCGTCGCGCCTCCCCGGTCACCACTATACTCTTCTGCCTTTTTAAGTGTGCAACCCGCGCGCCCTCCGCCCTCTTACACGAGTTGCAAAACCAGGCACGGTTACTTGCGTTGATAACGTCCTCGCTCACGCGCCAGCCATTAGCCCTTGACGCGACGAATCCACATAATGTCTGCGCGTCTTTGTCATCGCGGATAATATGCATCGGTCTGTTGGGTCGTGTGTTTTTGGCTATTCGCATTACGGCTCCTAAAAGTTTACTGGGTCTTGCGTCCCGTGCTCTGTCTCCATCTCTGCGAGTCGCAACCACTGCGGCGCGAGGTGTAACGCCCAGGTAAAACGCGCTTCATCCCATCGTTGTTTTGTCATCCGCATAAA